CGTCGTCGTGTTGACGATGCCGCCTGACGCGGCGGCGTAGTGCCATTCGCTGCGCGGGACCGCGCCGTCGAACCGCGCCTGCACGCTCGCGGGCATGAACACGCCAGGGCCCGTGCTGCCGTCGTTGACAACGCGCTGATCGAACGACGCGCCGCTGCCGTCGATGATCGGTTTCGTTTCGTAGGTCGCCATTTACCACCCCAATCCGATTGCGCTGACATTCGTTTTCTTCGAGAAATCGAGGGACCGCGCGTCCTGCGCGCCGACGATCACAGTCGTGGTCGCGGACCAGTCGCTCGCATCCGGCGGCGTCGATGCACTGAGCGCGCGCACACGCAGTTCGACGGAATCCGCCAGCGCATATCCGTTGATCAACGTCGCCCCGCTCGGCGCGGCGAAGACGACCGAAGTCCATGCCGGCGCGCCGACAAGGCGGTGATTGATCTCGTATGACGCCGGCGCGAAACCGCTCGTGCTCGCGACGACGGGCGCATAGATCGCGGTGCGCGACGTGCCTCCCGCGCGAAACCCGGTCACGATGGCTCCGAATGATGGAATCCCCGGCGCGCGTGACGTGTCTACGTCTGCGCCGGCGCGGCCGTTCCACGGCGGAACTTCGTCGCTGTCGGCCAGTTGCGAAATCTCGGGCGCATGGGCGACGAGCGTCAGGTGGCGCGTCATGTCCTCGCCGCCCTCGATCCCCTTCACCAGCGCGTCGAATGTTTCGCGGGCGGCAGGGCCGAACAGGGCGAGATCGCCCGGCTGCGGCACGTCGCCGTCGCCCGACAGAACAACGGCCCCGGACTCGCCCTCGACCGTCACGACCTGACGCAACAGCGTTTCGCCAGTCTCGCGACGGAACCGAACCGCGTAAGCCTTGTGCGCCTCCATGGTCACGATTTCATCGAGCACGACAGTGGCGTCGGAAACAGCCGTCACGCGGGCCGACACCATCACGCGATCCAGAACGTCGTGCGAAAGCTGGACGCGATCTCCGCGCGATACTGTCAACCCCTCGAAATCCTGAGAGACGGTCCAGGTGTCGAGCCTATACATCGCCTCGTATTGCCGGCGGCGCGCCTCGCGCCAGACCTGCTCCGGATTGGTTATGCCGGGAAGGTCGATTTCTTCGGTAGCCTCCGGATCGCCGGTGAAGCCGGGCCAAAGAATGATCCGTTCCGCGTCCTGAAACCCGAACTTGCTCGTCTCGTCCTTGAACTTGACCCTGAAAGCATCGGGATAGCGGACAAAGCTGCGCTCGCCGTGAAACCCCCATGAGTTGCGTGGCGAGACATGGCCGACGATCACGTCCTGCGGCCGGTCGATCACGACGGTCCAGCGCTCGCCGTCGTGATGCGGCGAAGCCCGGCCGGCCGCCGCGATATCCGCCAGCACCTCGTACAGAGACGACGGCGTGTCGTGGACGCGATTGTAGGTCAGGCCCTTGGAGGCGCAGAACCCGTGCCAGTCCGCCAGCGCGTCAAGATCGATCGCGCCGTCATCGACCGGATAGGTGAACGGTCTGCCCTGAAGCGCGTAGCGAAACAGGCTCGCCGGGTTGCGCGTCGCCCGTGTGATCCATGTCTGCGTCGGCGCGTCCCAATCCGGGCAGATCAGCGCCACGTCGGCGGACAGATTGTCAAGCGTGCCGTTGAGTTGCCCGGTCGCGCGGACTTGAACCGCGATCATCGCCAGCGGGAAATTCACGTTGATCGGCGCTTCCGGACGATAGGAACGGATCACCGTCCAGAAGGCGCGCGACGTGATCTGCGCCGGCAGATAGCTCTGGTCCCAATCGTCCCAATCCGGCGCGCCGCGCGCCAATTCGATCTCGTAGCGCCCACGGGTAGGCAGCGGAAAGCGGAACGTGCGCGTGAACGGCTTCGTTGTGGCGTGCAGCACCTGGACGCCGCTGATGTCCGTCCAGACCGCGCTCGTCTCCTCGCGGATGCGCAGCGTGAACGGAATGACGAGCGCCTGCCGCACGGATTTCTGCGTGTTGCCAACCTTGGTGTCGACAAAGGCGGCGAGACCGCCGGGGAACTGGATATCGATTGAGAACTCGGTCGAATCCGCAGCGGTGAAGCGCGCGTCCGGCGCGACATTGACCGCGCGCACCCATGACAGTTCGACCGAAACCTGCTCTTCGATCACCTGGCTCGGATAAAGCGTCTGCTGTAGCTCGCCGGCGATCCCCTGCATCACCTGCACGGTGACGTTTGAGTATTTCTCGATCGGCGTCTCGCCGATCCGGATATTCGTGATCTCGACCGGGCCATAACCAACGCAAAACAGCGCCGTCACATACTGGTCATCCACATAGGACCATGTGTAGGGATAAGCGGCGTGCGGCGGCGCGAACCGATGCCTGCCCATCACGACGGGAATAGAGCCATCCGGATTGATCGGGTTGCGCCAGCCCTGAATGGAATAGGTCGGCGACTCCTTCGGATCGTTGCCCTTCTTGCGGACCGGAACGAACGCGTTGACCAGCAGCGTGCCGACCAGCAGGACGCTGCCGGAGATCAGCGCCGATCCGGCCGTGGCCGACATGCCGAGCATCGAGCCGAGCGCCGATCCGGCGAGCGCCGCGCCGTAGAACTGGCCGAGCGCGAGCGCGGCGACAGAGATCGTGATCGTCAGGACCGATCGCAGCAGATTGCTGTTGCCCGGCAGGACGCGCACGACGACGCTCATGCCCGGCCGTGGCCGCACGCGCGCCCAATTCTCGCGCGTGACGACCATATCGCCGATCGTCACGCGTACGAGTTCAGGCGTCGTAAGCGACGGCAGAGAGATCGCCACGATCTCAGCGACCGTCAGGCCGTGCGCCACGGTCAGATCGATCTTGCGCCCGGGATCGATCCACGGCAGCGCGCGGACCGCGACGGGCGCGGCTACGCGAGCCGGTAGACGCCGATCAGCCGTGTCGCCCATTGCCCTGCATCGATCCTCGAGATTTCAGCGTCGCGCCCGTCAGAGACGTGCAACATCCGGCGCGCATCGATCATCACGCCGAGATGCGTGGCGAGCCCGCCAGTGCGGAAAACTGCAACATCGAGCGGCACCGGCCGCTCGACCCTGCGCCAGTCGTCATGCGCGATGGCGCCGGAAATCAGCGCGCCGACCTCGCGCCGCTCGCGCGCCGTGACATAGCCGTCATATTCGGGCAGTTCGCGCCCGAGCCGATTGGCGTAGACGAGGCGCACCAGCCCGTAGCAATCGAGCCCGGTCTCGTCCCTGCCACGCGCGACCCACGGAATGCCGATGTAATCGGCGGACCAGTGCGTCACTTGTGCAGTCCCGGAAACCTCTGCCGCGTCATGCGCTGCGACGGCCAGGGCTCGTTTGCGAAGAGTTCGCGCGAAACGTCCAGCGTCACGCGCTCGGCGTCGTAGCCCGCCTTGACGATATCGAGCCCGTCAAACGTGCGCTCTACATCGTCGGGCCGCGCAGCCGTGACAACCTCTATCTTCACCTGCCCCGGCGTCGATATAGATCGGACCAGCGCCACCATGTCCGAGGCGACGTTTTCCAAAACGATCTGCGACGCCGGCGGCGACCCCTTGCGTTCATCGGGGATGACGACCGAGACCATCACGAATGGATACGTCTCGCCGCGCGACACCGTGCCGTAGGTCAGAGGGTCGTGCGACAAACGTTGCGTCGGATCGCTAGACAGGCGCACTGGCGCATCGAGATCGGGATGCGTGATCGTCACCAGCGCGACAGCAACTTCGTCAGTCCGCTCCGCCTGCATGGCGGAACGCATGGTGAGCGAGATCGCCGGCATGGATCAGGGCATCAACGAAAGCGACATGCCGACCGAAAACATCATCCCGAAAGACGTTTCGGACGGAGCCTCCGCGAACATGACGATGCGATAGGAGACAACCTCAATCGGGGCTCCCGCCTCGGTCAAAATGTCCGCGAGAAGGCAGCTATCGAATTCCTGGTCCCGCATCACGAAGGGAAGCGAGCCGTTCTTCGTCTCCTCCTGATAGAAACGGCGAAACCGCGCCAGGCCCTGCCGATCCACCGTGATCGAACACGTCATTCTGTCCGGGTCCGACGAATAGCGGCGGCGCGCCTTGCCGGGCCCGGCCTCTGTCTTGGTCCGCAGCACGCCGTCGCTATGCGTGTGGTGGAAATCCGTGCGACGGACGTATTGCGGGAGTTCTGCCGGCCAATTGATCATCGCCGCGCGACCGCCTTGCGCGCGCCATAAACGGACATGGCCTCTGCGCCCCGGTCGGACTGGATCGAGCGGGCGACCGCCTTGTCCATGATGACCTCGATCCGCTGGCCGCCCTGCTGATCCGTCTTTTGCTCGACGCGCGTCCCGGCGGGTGCGCCGTAGAGGTGGACGGAGACCGGAGCCGCGACCGCGTTGCTGTTGGCAGGCGCGGCTGTCAGGCGGGACGCCATGCGGATCGCCGCCGCGGTATTGGCCTGCTGCGCCGCGTTGAGGACGATTTCGCCGTCATGCGCAATGATCGGCCGCGCGCCGCCGACCATGCCGCCGGACGCAAAATGCGGCGCGCCGATAAAGGCCGAGAGCGGAACGCGCGAGAAAGTCGAAGCCGCGCCGACAACGCCGCCGATCTCGTGTGAGCCGAAGATCGCGGAGAAAAACCCGCCGAACAAGCCGCCTTGCGCCGAGCCGCTTTCCCCGAACAGCGAGTTCATGAACTTGTCGAGGATGCGGTTCATCAGCTTGTCTTCGATCTTCGTCAGGGCGTCCGCGAAAGCCTCTCCGGCGGATTTTCCTTGACGCAGATCGTTGATGAATGTGCCGAGGCCGTCGCGCGCCGCGCCACGGATCGCGTCCATGTCGCCTATGACATTCCGCTGAACCTTGGCGAGGTCGTCGCCTTTCTGCGCGGCGAGACCGGCTTTTGCAGCATATTCGTTGATCTTCGCCGTCAGTTCTTCCGTGATCGGAACGCCCTGCTGCATGAACAGATTGAGCATTTCCTGACGCCTCGTCGCTTCGGCGATCTGACCGGCCGTCTTTCCGAAAGTGCCGGCCTGAACGTCGAGAAGCGAGTTTTGGCGGTCGATATCGTCGTTCGCTTCGCGGATTTTTGCGTCAATCAACTCGTATGCGCGCGCGGCCTTTTCCTTTTCCTGCGCCGCCGCCGAATCGGCGCCCGCCGTCGATTTCAACGCATCGATACCGGACTTGCCGACCTCGACGCCGGACAATGCGCCGGGGTTCTTCTTGAACCCCTCCCATGCGCCGACGCCCTGCGTTTTCCTGATCCATTCGGCCATCCTGTTCTGGTTGTCGGCCGAGAACAGGTCGGAGCCGGACATGCCGAGCGCCTGCATCGCGGCGCGCTGCGTCGAATTGACGATCTGGAATGCGCCCTTGGCGGACGACGCCTCGCCGCGCGAGACGCCGAGACGCGCCATTTCCTCGCGCGCGATCTTCTCGCCCCACGCAAGGGATTCGTCCATCGTCATCGTGACGAGCGGCTTGGGCGAGGCGCGATAGCCGAGCGACGTGTTGTATGGGTCGCCTGTCCTGGCCGTGCCTTCGGCGCGCATCACCGCGTCGAGAAAGCCATTGCCGGATGCTAGGATCGGCAGAGACGACTTCGCGCCCGCCCCGCCGCCGACCGCGCCAGCCGCGCCCGTGAGCGCGCGCGTGAGATTGTCGGCGGCCTGCGCCGTGGCGCCGAACGGGCGCACCAGCGCGTCGTTGCCCTGCGGCACGAATTTCTCCCGGAAATCGCGATACTTGAAATCGATTTCCGCCATCGCCCGTTCGTAAGGGCGCATCTTCGCCATCGCGAGATTGTCATTGGCGCTGCGCAGCATCTGCGTCGCCTGTGCATTGCCTTCCGCAATGAGCCTGTTCCGGGCCGCTTCCGCGCTCGCGGCGGCCTG